GATTGGTGATACCATTAAGTCTAATCTTACTTCAATATCACCGAGGGGATAGTAGAATGTGATTGTTTGTTCTCGTTGATAATTGTCCATCATTTCAAGGAATTGTTTTTCACTTTGAACTACTCGTATATTGTCTTGTACCGTTTCTATTGTACCGGTTGGGTCATGTTTTCTTAGTGCTGGTCTGTAGCGTTGTAATACTTCTGCAAGGTAGTCTATTTCGGTCTGGGTTAATTGTTCATCGTTGATGAATCTTGTGAGTATTATTCGTTCGTCTCTGTTTATCTGGTCTAAGGGTATTTGTCTTGCTTCGTCTTTCCATTCGGTTTCCATTAATTCTTTTTCGAGTTGAGTTATTGGGTCTTGTTCAATTTCATTCATAAATATCTGTTCTCCATAATGAATTTGTTTAAAAAAAAAGTATGCAAGAACTAATACCAAAATTTCCTTTGGAGGTATGACTTTCTCAAAAAAAAAATATAGTTTTAAATTTTTTTTCAAATCAATGATCCAAACATTTGGCTTCACCATTTTTGTAGGAGTGAAAAATTATATCTTTTTGGCAATCTGTATGGATTACTGGAAAAAGCCATCGTAAGGGACTGACATAAAAAAAAATGAATTATCTAGCAGAAAAATTATTTTTTTGAGAAAAAAATCATGCTAGGAAAAAAAGGATTAATTCTTGCATTATCTAAATTATTATGACTGAAGTTACCAATTGCACAGAGTAAGGATAGAATAGGAGGAGAAAAAATATCATCCAATTTATTTTACTGGTAAACGTGTTAAAGCTTTGATTTTCACATCAAAAGGCTCATTGTTTGTTCCACTAATTTCTTCAATGTAACAATCCACGAAATGAGTATCTTCTTTTGGTTTACCATCTGTTCCATAACAGTATGATGTAATATTCATCATTGTGGGGTTTTTAAATGTTTTAATCGCATCTTGTGCTTGATAATGAGTATCAAAAGATTTACGATGCACAGGGTCTACACCTTTGAAATCAATACTGTATTCGTGTTTTCCGAATGCTACTGCGTATGGTTCTTTTGATTCAGAAGCTACGTATTCTTCTGAATCCATTTTATCAGTGAAGCCATATTCTTCCATTCTGATTTGTTTGTTTTCATTGTTATAAAATCTTACCATTACTTTTTCTTCTTGAAACTTTATCTTTGCTGGCATACCGTATCACCTTATATTGTTATTGTACTGTTGACCTCGATAGCAAGGATAGAACCTACTGTTTGAATATTACCAGTCACATTCAACACGTACGGATTACTTGCGTCTGGTGAAACAACAAGACTAGTTCCTGCTTCTATAACATCACCTTCACCAACATATGTTGCGATAATAGCATCAATATTGCTTTGAAGGAATAATCTTGCATTTTCAGATTCTTTGACTTTAATATACTGTTGACCTGCATCACGGACATCACCAAGTAACTCGTCAGCGATTGTTCTGCTTATAATAAGTCCATCTGCAGTATTAGCACTGAATCCAGTGTTTACTCCGGCTACGATACGGTATCCTATTGCACCTGCTACACGTTCTTCACGTATAGTGAGTACACCTGCATTAGCAAGACCAAGAAGTTGTGTATCAGTGAAGTTGTATGTAAGTGTGGATATACTTGCATTGAGTTGAGTGTATCCAATTTCATCATTGTATTCACGATGAATAATTTCTCCACCAATAGCACCAGCATAAGCCATGTCCGGAACTATGAATGTTAATCTTCCACTTTGAGGGAATGTGGTGCTAGTAAACCAGTTGTACACTGTGGTTTCAGGTGCTACATTTTCTGCATTTTCAACAGCATCTTCAATGGTACCGAATGGTATGATGAATAATTGTCTGAATGCTCCAACTTCATAATTAGCATTTACACCAGCTACAAGTGCTGTTATTTTCTGTAATATTGTGTTTGAAGTTCCTGATTTGGTTTCTTCAAAGTAGAATACATCTCTTATCTCAGTGTGGCTTCCACAGTCTGTGAGTACTGATGTGAAAGCTGCTGAAGTATCTTGTTTAACACTGTACACGTAGAAGTTAGTGTATCCACGACTTGTGAATGCTTGTTCCATGAATGCTACAGTATTAGTTAATCCTTTGCCTTCTACTGCTGTTTTGAATGTTTCAAAATTTTCATAATAAGTTAATTTGTTATCTATATCGATTGCAGTGCTTGTTTGCACTACGAATAATGGTATACGTTCAGTTTCAACAGTTATTGTGTTTACTGTTTCAGTGAAGTATACACCCGGAAGTCTGTTTATTGTCACAGATAATTACCTCCAAAAAATAAATTCAATTTAATTTTTTTTTTAATGGAAATGTTTAGAATAGTATCATAAAAAATTGGGAGGAGAATAAAGAGAAGTGAATAAACTCATCATTCACTTTTTGAATTGCACATTAGCAACACTACGACCACCAACTTGAATATAATCTTCATACACTGCTTCACACTGGAAAATATTACGAAGCAATGGTGGAGTCTCACCAAGTTCATCCATACTGAATGGGGGCTCCACATTCACAGTACCCCAGAGTATATCATGTTTGCGAGTCAATGTCTGAAAACCATACAAATCCGTGTTAGGACATCTACGCTTACTAGTGCTACTATCAGAACTATAAGCAGGACATACAGTATTAATAGAAGCACATAAATGATTGATTTTATTGTAATTCGTACAGTAAGGATACATGCAGTTTTGTTCATCATAGAAGCATTGCATTATCTGTTGTGATATGTTCTCACGCTCCTCCTCAGTATTACACCAAAGGTTGATGTTGATACTACAGTCACGCACATATACAACCTGTTCCACTTCACTGATTAAACGGTCCACATGTTCAGTCACAATACTAGCCACATCCAACGTGATAACTGGAATTCGAGGAGCATTCATGAATTGTCGGCGAACTTCAACAACATGATTATCATAGGTTATGTTGCCTTGTAAGAGTTCAACAATGTATTGTTCAAATTTGTTCATTATGCTATGATCCTCCTTTATACATTTTCTTGAATGCTTTTGCTAGTTTCTTCTCTGGGCGATATGATTTGTATCCACCTTCAACGAAGTTTCTGGCTTCCATTTTGCTTGTACCGAAGTTTACATAGGTCCAGTACTTGGTACTGTTGAATATTTCGCCGATGCATGTGTCTCCTTGTATGGCTGTTTGATAATTCATTGAATCTCTTAGTCTTCCAGTTTTGACTGGTGTTTTTCTTTGTATTGCTTTGTTTAAGCCTATCATGGTTTCGGTCATGGCTTTTCGCATTGCATTACGCATTTTTGCATCATCTAGTTTCTTGTTGAGTGAGCTTCGTATGTCCATCTTTGTTTTTATTCCCATACACTTATGTCCTCCTTTCAAGTTTTAGATGTGCTTTTTGGTACTTGTGGAATTTGGTGTATCGTTTAATATTACCGATGATGTGATACACGTCTCCATTGAGTACTAGGTGGTCCGTGTCTTCAAGTGGTGTGTTGATGTCTGTGTATATCTTGTATAGGTTTTGTAATTCAACTCCGTATGCTTTTGCTACTTCATTGTTGTTTTCGTTTTGGAAATCTACCATGATATCATCAGAGTACACGTAGGTTTGTCTTGTTTCACCGTATACTCCTTTTCCACTTGTTGTGAGCTTGTATCGTTGCATAACCGTGTCTGGAAAATAAATCATTAAAAACACACACTCCTCTTACATATAGAACACTTGTGCTGAAGCGTACCGGTTTTTCAAGTCGGAAATATAACTATTGATTCTATCACCATAAGCACTGTTATTATAGGATATGCTTACATCTCCTTCGCTGATACTATTTACTATTCCACCATTTGCTTTTGATTCGTTTTCTTGAATCATGTATAATACAATCAAGTTCAAACAATCATCAAGTTCCGTATCTGGTATACCTGTCGTGTATATGACTTCTAGTTCGCCATGCACGTACGTTTCAAAATAAATCACACCCGCAGTTGAGATTTTTCTAGGATTTATTTGTGTGTCACCATGCAGGACCACAACACCATTAATGTTAATTGGTGAGTAGCGTGTCACATACATTTTACCATTAAATGTGTCATTGTATTCATCATGGGTTTTGTTTTCCAGTTCTGGTATGTTGATTAGTGTTTTTGCTTGACTGATTAGTGTTTGAAGGGTATTATTATCGTATTTTGCACTATCAATACCATTTGCTTCAAGTAATTGTTTTAAGCTGTTTATGTTCATAATAATACCTCCACGTTATTGTTAATGCGTTTATCCACCGTCAGAACCAGTACCCTCTGAGCCATCACCGACATTGGTGAGTATTCCTGATTTGAATGGTGCACTGTTCTGAGCTGTTACAAAGGAAGCCATCACACTTTTATCAACAAGACTAGTTGTAGCCATTTCAAAGATGGATGGTCTCATTAAGTATTTCACGTCAATGGTACGGCTTTCAACTGCGAATAAAGTACCATCAGGCATGTTACTATCCACGATAATAGGAATAGTTGCACCGTTAGGACTTTCATATCCAATGCATCTGAAACCTGCTGTTACATCAACCATGTCATTTAATCTTCGGTAAGGTGCAACAAGTTTTTTGAGTTGTTTTGCAATGTTGAATGTGGTTATGATACCATCTGGTGCTCCACCGTTTCCGTCGATGATTGTGTTAAGGAAATCATCAACCATGTCTTCGGTGAGGTTTTCTCCTTCTGCATCTTCACTTGTTACTCCGTCCATAACATTTTTGAAGTCATTGGATTGAGCTGTTCCAGTACCAGTTAATAATGTTGTATCAATAACATTTTCAATGTATAAGTAACTGTCCTCGATTTGCATTTGAAGTAAGTCTGCTTTGTTAGTACCCATTTTTGCCATTTTGGAAATTTCGATTGGGGATACTACTGTTTTCATTCTTGATACTACTTCTTGAATGTTTACTGCACCTGCATCTGGTACATCTGCTGTTTCTGCTATGAATGATGCACCGGTTTGTGCTGTTTTCTTATAGAATGATATTTCACTTGTATCTACATCTGCTGTTCTTCCTTTTGATTCAAGGAAGTTAAGGAATGGTGCGTTACTAAATGCTTGACCGATTATTGTATCGTTTGGTGTTACCTGCATACTGTCCGGAAGGTTTCCGGTTGCAATAACTGATTTGTTGAGGGATTGTTCTAATTCGTATAATTCAGTATTCATTTTGAATAGCCTCCATTATTGTTTTTATAATAATTTTGCTAAGTCTTCCGGACTGTAGCTTTTATTTTCAGATTCTTCTTCTTTTTTGTTTTTACCAGATTCGTATTTGAATAACGGTTTTTTCTGTGATGGTTGGCTTTTGTTCATGGTTTCAACGGTGGATTTGACTATGCCTTCAACGAATGATTTGAGTTTTTCTTCATCTTCATCTTCATCTTCGTCTCCGTTTTTACCACCTTCACCGGCTCCTTCACCACCAGTTGTTCCTTCATCACCGGTAGTTCCTTCGCCACCTTCGCCACCATTTCCTTCTTGACCTGATACGGATTCAAGTGCTTCTATTCTTTTGACCATTTCATCAATGGTGACTTGGAATTCATCTTTGATTTCGTTTCTTATTGTTTCAAGCATTTCTTCTTGTTTTTCTGCAAATGCTGTGTTGATTAATTCAATAATGTCTTCTTTTGTTATTTCTTCTGCCATAATCGTATCCTCCGATTTATGATTCATTTTTTTATCATTATTTGTTTCTTGTATTGTTTGTATGAAGTCAGCTAGACTTTTTGATACTGTTACAGTTCCCATAGTGTTTTGGTCGCATGGTATCGGTGTCAAACTGATTTCCACAAGCTCCCAGTCGATAATAGTGTCTAAATCAACTGAGTCTCGCACACAATTCCCACTTACACTCAAACCAAGCTTCACACCATTATCTAAGAGGTGTTTGATTTTGTCTTGATATTCTGGTAGTATGCTTGCTTTGATTTCCACTCCTTCGTCTAGTAATTGTGCACTTTCAATAGTACCAATAATACCATCAATGGTTTTATCATGGTCCAGGTGCAAATTATGAAGTGGAGCTTGTTGTGTTATCTTTTCAAGTGCTTCTTGTGTAAGTATATCATCAACCAAATCCTTTTTTCCACTATTAGCAATACCAGTAATATATAATGTGGTATTGTTGTCTTCTGTGGATTTTTCGATGCAGTTAATGTCTTTCTGTAGAATTGTGAACTGTGTCTTACTGTTTTTTGCTAACACATGTATCAGCATCCTAAAAAAAATGTTTTTAATAATTTTATTCTCCTCCTCAAAAAAAAAGAAAGCATATAACGTCTTACACAATAGATTCAAATTGTTGTAATAGTGCAAATATATAATAATCAAAGAATAGTCTCATTTTTTTTGAATCATCGGAAAAAAAATAGTTCAGGGGGTTATATAAGTACCAGTCTCACGATTAATAGCAGGTACCCATGTACACCGGCAATTCGGATGAATACACGGTTCATC